TTTGTTATTATGGATAGAATAATTGATTATAGAATGTTATCTTCTTTAAGTGATGATATGAAGAAGGTACTAGTAGATATAGCTTTAGAAGCGTATCTTGATGGGTTAAGTGATGGGGTGAATATAGAGGCAGGGTTAGCCTCAGAGAATAGTGGTAAGTTCTTATCAGAGTTAGCTGGTGAAATAGGATTTAAGTTATGAGTCCAGAACAAGAAGCCGCAGAGCTAGTAAATAAGTATTACAATCTATTTAGCATAGATTTAGAGAATAGCATTAGTATATATGAGGCAGCCCAATGTGCTTTAGAAGCTGTTGATGTAATCTTAAATGCAGATATTCCTATGTTAGAAGAGGATGCTGATGCCTTCTATGACTATTGGACTCAAGTGTATAACGAATTAGAAAAATATGAGGGGATTTACTAAAGATGGTGTTAACCTAGATGTATGTGCTTACTGTAAATGTTCGATAGATGAGTATAGTGCTACGGTTGATCACCTGTATGCGAAAAGTAGGGGAGGGATATTAAGTAACAAGAACAAAGTACCTGCCTGTGGAGAATGTAATAAGCTTAAAGGTAGTATGAATATAGATGAGTTTCATAGGGCCTTAAATGGATTGATATACTATGAGCATGTAAAACATAAGGAGAGTATATCGTATCTCAAGAAAGTTAAGTTAAATGTAGAATCACTAATAAATAATAAGAAGAAATGAGTAAGAAGAAACAAGAAGAAGCATTGGAGGAAATGATGAAACTAGATGAGATGGATGAATTATATGATAATCTAGATGTGGTATATCAAATAACTTTAAGAGGTCTTATCTGGTCTGTTATTGAAGATGATAAATTATCAAAAGAGATAGTAGATAAGATAGAGCTTTATTTAAGAAGGCATCACGCTAAGGGCGGCCACCCTGCTATAGTATTTAACATGGATGACAATAGATTTGATTTTGTAACACTAAGACATTCAGAAGATGAGTAATTTACTTTATGACATGATACTTATGGAGGCTGATAAGATAGCTTACCATAGACAGAAAGACCTGGAACTATACTACAAAGATAATAAAGGAGAGATAGTTCCATTGGCAGAAGCATATAGCCCAGAAGTAGAAGATATAATCAAGCAGCTATCTAAAAGAAAGCGTATGCGTTATTTCATTACTTTTGCCGATGGGTTGAAGAAACAGAATGAACTGACACAATCTGCTAATAGGATTATTAGATTACTAGTAGGAGATATGGGCTATGATAACAAAGCTTATGGTTGGTCACTAAGGGATATTCAATCCGCACTTACTATGAACATGACTCTCGTATTAAAGAACATGAAGGTGCTATGTGGTGAAGATATTGTTCGCTACCATAGCGTAAAAAACAAGAGAACGTATATGGTTAATCCAGCTTACTTTTATAGAGGTACATTCAAAGGTTTATTCATGGCTGTTAAAAGATATGAGAATGACTTTCCGAAAAGAGACTTCAAACTAAATATTATTAAATGAATGTAATTAAACACGCTAAGAATATCCACGAGATAAAATTAGAAGGATATAAAGTTAGGGTAGCTATGCTATCCGATATACATTGGGATAATCCTAAATGTGATTGGGATTTATTAAAGAAACACCTAGACTATTGCGTATCAGAGAATATCCCTATTATGTTTAATGGGGATTTCTTTTGTCTAATGCAGGGTAAAGGAGATAGAAGGGGTAATAAGAGTGATATACGCCCAGAGCATAACAACGCTAAGTACCTAGATAGCATTGTAGAAACAGCTGTTGAGTGGTTTAGTCCGTATGCTCATCTAATGACTGTTGTGGGATATGGTAATCATGAGACAGCAATTATTAAGTGGCAGGAGACTGATATATTACAGAGATTTGTTGACTTGTTAAACTATAAAAATAAGACTAATGTTTATACAGGGGGATATGGTGGATGGCTTGTTGTTAGATCAACGCTTCATGGTACGTCAAGGTCTTGTATAAAGATTAAGTATTTCCATGGTTCTGGTGGAGGCGGTGTAGTAACTAAAGGAGCATTGAACCTTACTAGGGCGTTAGAGATGTATGAGGGATTCGATGTATTTACTATGGGCCATATACATGAGAACAGCTGTCGTAATGATGTGAGAGATACTATTGACCATAGTTCTAAGGTTGGATATAGAAATGTGTTAAAGGATATTCACCTTATGCTTACTGGAACGTATAAGGAAGAGTATCAGGATGGTAGTAAGGGCTGGCATGTGGAAAGAGGTGCGCCACCTAAACCTGTAGGAGGTAGAATACTTACTATTGACTATAAACATATAAAAGTAGATGGTGATAAAAAAGTACTTAAACAAGTTGACAGTCATAAATTTCCGCTATGAGAATAAATGCCCAGATAGAAGAGATGTGTGGTGTGGTAGAGATGTTTCTATTCGTTAAGAAGCAGGTTACTGTACGTATTGTATTTAATGATAAGGAGAAGGAGGAACATCATATACAACTGTTACACCAGGCGTATGACGTAGCTGTCAACTTTTTCACATTTGGTAGATAATTTAATTTAAAATATTTTTATATCTTTGACAAAAAATAATTTATGAGACAAGTTAAATTACAAAAGAAAATAAATTCTGCTGCTAGTAAGGCTAAAGAACTTGGTATTTTAAATGATAAACCAAAAGTAAAAGGAACAGGTGTTGCATCTTCTTATCAACCTTCAAGGCCTGCTAATGATAATGCTCCTAAATATAAATCACCTAATGCAACAGTATCTAAAGTTAATTTTGAAAGAGAAAAATGGGAAAAAGGACTTAGTGGTAATGTTCCAATGGGAAGCGGATCAAAATCTAAGCCATCATCATCATCATCATCAGGGTCATCTTATAAAAATAGAAAGTAATGAAAACAGATAAATATTGGGCTTCTAATCCAGATAAGAATGGAAGTTACGTAGATAAAGGAAGAGTGGAGGGGAGACCTGCTGCTGCTCCTACTTTAAAAGATGAAGCTCCTACATCAAAGGTAGCTTTCAAACTAATGTATAAGAATACTAAAGATAAAAAATACTGCGATTAATGAAAAAAGGAAATGCACTTAAAAAAGCTATGATGTCAGAATACATGGGATCAGAAGCTGAAGAAAAATACTCTTCTAAAAAAGAAAAGATGAAACACGAAAAAGGTGAATCTAAAAAAGAAGAAAAGAAAGAAAAGTTTATGTCTAAATTTAAAAAGAAAAAATAAAATGGCAAATTTAAAAAATCTAATCGGTAAAGCTTTAAATAAAGCTAAAAGCTCTAAACCATCTGATGAAGGAAACGGAACTAAAACAAGAGTTATTAAAAAAGGGATGACCCCTAAACAAGGAAGGGAATATAAACATGAAGAAGTTCGTCAAGACACTCGTAATGCTATAGAAAAATTGGAAAAATTAACACGATCATATAGCGATAAAAGACCAAGCTATAACACCAATGCTCCTGCTTCTGCTAAAACACCTCAACCAACTCCTATTCAAGCAGCTAAAGAAAAAAGAAATAAAGAGCAAGCTAAATGGAATGATCCATATTCTAAAGGTGAAAGCATGGGTATTTCTAATGATCCTAAATATGGAGGCGGTGGACCTGGAGGAAAATATGTTAAAAGTCCAGCTAGAAAAGAACGTGACTTAGCAGATGTAAAAAGACTTACTAAACCAGGTGGACTTAAAAGTGAATTAACTCAATTTGAGAGAACACTAGGCAGACGTAGAAAAGATAAATTTAGCAACGATTAATTATGCTAAACAACAACTCTGGCATAGATCCTAAACTTATTCAGAAAGCGTATGCTAAATACGATAAAATTAAGAAGAATAAGAAGAAGTCTGATAAAGGTTATTACAAATCTGATAAGATAGCAAATAGTCAATCAGAAGCTACAACCAGAGATAAAGGATATTAATTCTCCAATCAACTATAAACGAGCCACCAAACGAGGTGGCTTTTTTATTTGTCACTAATATTTACTAAATTTGTGACATGAGTAGAAAAAATAAAGAGGTACTCGAAATCTTTACTACGGAATGGAAACCATCCCACAAAGAATTTGAATATCCAACATCATTCGTTAAATGGATAGACTCCATAAATAGCGGATGGCAGAACAAAATACATTACGAACCATTTGAAACATACTGTCGTCAAGCGGAACTATGGGTTCAAGATGATTCAGAGATACTTGATTACGACACAGAGGATGAACAAGTAGAGTGGCTAATGAGAGAGATACAGAGATGTAAGGATAACACCCTTTACTTCTGTAATAAGTACGGATATATAAAGGAAGATAGGTCTGAGAATGGTATGCTAGCGTATCAAGCCTGGGATGCTCAGAAAGTACTTCTCTTCCTATTCGACTGTGGCTATTCACTTATGATTGGTAAGGCCCGACAGATTGGTTTTACCACTACCATGTGTCTAGCAGGTATGAAGCGAGTAAACTTCAATAAGTCTTACTTCATTAAGTTTGTTACTCACTCTAAAGACAAGGGTATAGAGATATTTAGGGATAAGGTTAAGTGGACATACACTAAGCTACCAGATGTAATAGCTCAAGAGGTTAAGAACTGGACTGACCAAGTAATGTCATTCGATAAGAAAGGAGACAAGAAAGGTAGGGAGGATGGTGGTGCATCACGTTTCCAGGTAGATACTCCAGCTGTAGATGCTATCAATGGTGGTTCTCCATCAGCTGTATTCATTGATGAGATTGGTTTATTTGAGATATTTGGTGAGATGATGCGTGAGGGTAGGCCTGCCTTATTTAAGTATAACCCAGACTCTGGTAAGATGACTATGCAGCAACAGTTCCTAGCATGGGGTACAGGTGGAGAGATGGATAGAGGGGGTTCTGTATTCGAGTCTGAATTTAAGATGTGTCTAAAACAATGGAAAGAGAAAAACTATGAATATGGTATTATACCTCTATTCTTTAATGCTTACGCAAGGCGAGGCGTTAATGATGCTCACATTAATAATGAGAGAAAGGCTTATTTGGCACTAGAAGGAACAAAGAAAGGGGAGATTGCTAAGGTTCAGTTCCATCAGCATTATCCTATCACTATTGATGACATGTTCTTACGTAAATCACGTACTTTAGTGCCTATTCACACCTGTAATCAGCGATTAAATGAGATTTATGGACACGATAAGCCACTAGACTATGGTTATTTTGAGCCTATAATGGATATGACACGCCCTACGCCAGATTTGATTACTGAATATAAGATTGTAGGAGCTAAATGGGTGTCCACAGGGTCTAGAGAAGATGTATCTACCTCAGCTGTAGTCATTCATCATCCAGAGCCAGGGGAGAAATGGAAGAATAGGTGGTATCAAGGTACTGACCCCATCAACTCAGAGACAGGACACTCCATGATGTGTAGTGCTATATGGGATTCACTTACTAACTCTGTTTCATCTGTGGTATTCCATAGGGATAGGAAGTTCAAACAGACGTATCTACAGGTGTTGCTACAGAGTTTATACTACGATCAGATAGGAAGAGGTGGTGTTAAGGAGCTTGTGGAGAATAACATTGGTGATATGCATGTGGATTTCCAGGAGATACATGGGTTTAAGAGTAAGTTTACTGCTAACGCACAGTTGCCAGAGTATTTTCAGATGCATGGAGGTAAATGGTTTGGCATATCGAACAAAGCTAACACAGCACCACGTATTATAGCGAAGTTAGAGGAGCTTTTAGAGGCGTATATGTACAATATAGATATTCCTTGGTTCTGGGAGCAGCTAAAAACGTTTGTAGAGAAAGATTTAAAGAGTCAGAATAGCCATAGACAGACAAGGTATCAGGCAGCTGACCCTAGGTATGATTATGATGACAGCATCTTCGCTATAACCTTCGCTTATATCAATAGCATAGCTCACGCCAGGTATGAGCCAGAGAATATAAAGACAGATGGTGGAGTAGCTAATGTAGAGATACGTTATATTCAGAACAAAGAGACGAATTATAGAATGAAGAAGGCAAGAGTTGATAAGACAACAGGTAAGGTATTAAAAATATTAGATTAGAATTTATAGTATATTTGTAGAAATTTTAAAATCAAAATAAGATGAGTCAATTAGATGTAAACATAATAGCTCCTTTAGGGTACGCAGGACCTAACCTAGTAGGTGACAATAACTTTGTTCAAGTAGTAGATGTGAATGGAGATACTGTATTAAAAATTCCTGGCATTACAAGTAATAATATTGCTATTGGGTTAAATACAATTCCTTCTGCAACAGGTCAAGGAAACACCGTTGTTGGTGATTCTTCTATGACTTTAGCTACTACTGGACAGGATAATACAGCTTTTGGAGCAGGTTCTTTGGGTGGTTTAACTACTGGAATGGAAAATGTTGCTATTGGATCTCAATCTGGTCAAAACATAGTTTCAAGCAGCGAAAATACACTTGTTGGTTTTCAAGCAGGATTTGGTGATTTTGCGTTAGGACTTGGAAGTAATAATACTTTTTTAGGTAATAGAACAGGATATAACTCATCTGGAAATGGAAATGTTTTTATAGGATGGACTACAGCCCTTAATGCTACTACTGGAAACAATAATATAGTTATTGGTTCTGGAGCTGATAAAGCCACACCAACATCAAGCAATTCTATAACACTAGGTAATTCTAGTATATCAGTATTACGTTGTCAAGTTACATCTATTACTTCTTTATCAGATGCTAGAGATAAAACAAATGTCGAAGAATCAGATTATGGAATTGACTTTGTAAATTCTTTGAAGCCTGTTAAGTTTGAGTGGGACACTAGAGATGGAGCTAAGAAAGGGGTTAAAGATTTAGGATTTATCGCTCAAGACTTAAAAGAGTTAGATGATGAGCATCTTAACTTAGTATATGATGAAAACCCAGATAAACTTGAGGCCACTTACGGTAGATTAATCCCTGTCTTAGTTAAAGCTATCCAAGATTTATCAAAAGAAATAGAAATTTTAAAATCAAAATAAGATGAGTCAAATAAATGTAGATATTATAGAGAATCAATCAACTTTTGATCCTTTAAATCCATATAACAGACCTCAAATGAGTGTTAATGGTTTAATTGTTCCTCAGCAAAATGATAATTGCCCTCCTTTATGTTCAGAAATAGTTATTGGATTAGGAGCTGCTGATTTGTTAGCAGGAGGAGCTGACTCAGTAATTATAGGAGATGGAGCTGTTAATTCTTTGACATTTACTAATTATAGTACTATAGTAGGTCATGGGGCTGGATTAGCAATGACATCTGGAGATGAAAATACTATGGTTGGAAGATTAGCTGGGTGGTATATGTTAGCTGGTAATGAAAACGTAATTATAGGAAACAGAGATAATTCTGGACCGCTAGTTGTTGGAACATTTACTGGAAATAATAACATAGTTATTGGGTCTGGAGCTACTCCTTCAAACATAAATGGAGTTAACAACGAAATCACATTAGGTAATTCATCTAATACAGTTCTTAGATGTCAAGCTACAACTATTACTTCATTGTCTGATGAGCGTGATAAAAAAGAAATTCAAGAACTACCTGTAGGATTAGAGTTTATAGAAAAATTAAAACCTGTTAAATTTGTATGGAATGACAGAGACGAAGATGGTAAACATGATGTAGAGGACTTTGGTTTTATCGCTCAAGATTTAAAAGCTGTTCAAGAAGAATCAAAAGCTAGTTATCTTAACTTAGTGTATGATGAGAATCCAGAAAAACTAGAAGCATCTTATGGAAAACTATTGCCTGTATTGGTAAAAGCTATCCAAGAGATGAGTTCAGAAATAAAATCATTAAAAGAAGAAATAGAAATTTTAAAATCAAAATAAGATGTCATACATTCAAAAATCATACATCCGACAGTTTGGCAATAAGCAAAACTTTATGGAGACTAATATTGTAGAGGATTTACAATATTTAATTAATGAATCTAATGCAGGTGGTAATCAACAAGTGATTGGTTCTTCAATTTGGGCTAATGGATTCAGAGTAGTAGGTTGTATCGGAGAAGATATTACTTTACCAGAGAACTCTAATCTTGAATTTACAGGTCCTTTAGCAATGTGTGTAGGTTCTACCTTGACTATTCCTGTAGGAACAACTTTAACAATCGTATAAACTTAAAAAATAAATAACATGAGTCAAATAAATGTAGATATAGTTGCTCCTCAGTCAGGAACATCTGTAACAGTAAGTGGAGTAGCTATTGATGCACCAAATACAACAAGCGTTTCTATAGGTAACGATTCAAATGCATCTACTGGTGCTATAAACAATACAGCTATAGGTCGTGAATCATTAAAATCAATTACAACTGGTACATCAAATACAGCTGTTGGTCGTTCATCTTTGAGATTATTGACAACAGGAACTGAAAATGCTTCTGTTGGAATTTCAGCAATGTCAAATCTAACAATAGGTACTGAAAATACAGCATTAGGAAGTTCAGCTGGTGGAGGACTTACAACAGGAAATCAAAATACCTTTTTAGGAAGGCAAAGTGGTCAACACACAAAGACATCAAATTATAATGTATGTGTAGGTTTTCAAGCTGGATTTGGTGTTGACCCACTAGGTCTGCCTTATGCTGGTATGGGTGATTACAATACTTGTGTTGGTTCAAAATCTGGCTATCAACTTACAAATGGAACAAACAATACTTTAATAGGTTATGAAGCTGGGCTTACTTATACTACTGGAACAAATAATATTTGTTTAGGGCTTGGTTCTATTGGAACATCATTAACTGCTAGTAATGAAATTACATTAGGTAATATCTCTAATAATGTATTACGTTGTGCTGTAACATCTATCACTTCATTGTCTGATGCTAGAGATAAAAAAGATATTAAAGAACTAGGAGCTGGTCTTGATTTTGTAAAAGGATTAAAGCCAGTAGAGTTTGTATGGGATGATCGTGATGAAAAAGGCAGACATGATATTAAAGATTTTGGATTCATTGCTCAAGACTTGAAGAAATCTCAAGAGGATGCTGAATTAGCTGAAACATTAAAATTAGTTTACGAAGAAAATCCAGAAAAACTAGAGGCTTCTTACGGTAAGTTAGTTCCAATTCTTGTTAAAGCAATTCAAGAGCTTACAGCAAAAGTTGAAGCGTTAGAAGCTAAGTAACTAAATATCTAATCTTATTTGATTATTCTTAACTAGGGTTTTATCGAACCCTAGTTTTTTATTTTCCCAAACTTTACCATGTTTATTATTAGCTACCTCAATATATTCATCTAGTATATCCTCAAAGTATTTTCTTTCTTTCTTATTCATTACTTTATAAGATAAATATTTATACCTAGGGCTGTCTTTAAACATTGGATTCTTTAAGTTATACCAATAGATATGATACTCTGTTTTATGTCTATCGTAATCAAATCTAGGTTTAACAAATGACTTTGTTATAAAGTGTGGTGTCTCGTTTTTTATTACTTGACTGAGTTTATTACTCGAATAAGCTGAAGTTGTACTCATCTGCTCTACTATTTAATATTAGAGAAGATTCAGCATCTAAAAACTTAGTTTCTATTATCTCATAAGAATCATTCTCTTCGTTAATCCAGCAAAGATATGATTTTCCAATTTTTAAATTGGTGTTTTTCTCAATTATTTTTTTGTAGATACTCAATTGTAATGAGTAAGTGTTAAATTCACACTCTTGAAGATGATTCAATCCATTAATCATTTTATACTTACTTGTGGTCTTAATCTCCTTATTTGTCTTGTAATCCCATATCTGAAGTTCATCCTCAATAGTATTATAAAACAATTTATCAAGCATACCACATACACCCCAGGTGTCATCTCCTACAACAAGCTCTGCTCTTACCAAAGCTAGTATATCCTTGTACTGAGCATGAAACTGCTGTAACATTTTGTATAGCTTATTTGTTACGATAGGATCTGGTTTATACCCTTTGCTTTGAAACATTAGCTCAGCGCATTTATGAAGCTCTGTACCTCTCACTTGAGATGTTATCCTCTTCTCATCCCATTCAGCTATAACATCATCTTTAGTTCTACCATCACGTTTAGCTACTAGACTAGACATTATATCCGTTTCAAACTTCTTCTTATATCGGCCTATAAGTTCTGTTGTAGATATACACCTCTTGAAGTTAAGGTAATACGAATGGTCCTCTTCATTAAAAACCACGTTGTTGAACTTGTTAAGCTCAGTTACTAATTGATACATATAAAATTTTTTGCTCCAAGACAGAGAATCGAACTCTGTGTTCTCCGACTTAAAAGGTCGGGCTTTACCACTAAGCTACTTGGCCATTTGCAACTTTTCTCTTGACCTGTAAGAGTTGCCAACTTCACCTGACATACGATCCAGGAGCGACTGGTGCGGCCTGCAAGAAACCCTACACGTTATAACCGTTCGCTGAGCTACGATCCCTTGTACTTCGGGAACAATATTTAAAATCAAAGAACTCTAGTCAAAAAAAGAGAGCTACTAACCTTCACTCTCTCTTCCAAAAATAATGAAAAACTCACTTTACGGAAACAGTAAAAAACCGTAATTGAATGAAGCAAAGTTATAAAACAATTTCTAACCAAAAAATATTTTAACACTTTTTTAGATTTAAAACTTAAAAGAGAAAAAAAAGAAAAACAAAGAAAAAAGTTTAATAAGAAAAAAAGAACCAAAAAAAGAATTAATCAAAAAAGAAAAACGATTATATATATTCGTAT